GCCGCTATGCACATTGGTGGCGATACTTACCGCAAAGTAAATGCGGCATTCCATGATGCGGCTCGCCGTAATCAATCAGCAATTGAGGCAGTTTCTCAAGACCTTACCTCTGATACGCCTGGCCTCTTGCCTGTGCCTGTGCTGGGGCCGGTGTTTCAAAATTACAACTTCATCAGGCCTACCGTCTCGGCTTTTGGTACACGCGCAATGCCACAGGGTTCAGGAATTTCATTTACACGCCCTAGCATCACGACACCAACCGCGGCTGGTAAGCAGAACACTCAGGGAACAGCTGTTACTTCGCAGACAATGGTTTTGGCGGCCAATACGGTCACTCGCCAAACCGTTGCCGGCAGTATCCAAATTGCCCAACAGACAATGGACTTCACAGACCCCGCCGCAATGAATGTCATCCTCAATGACCTCGCCGGCCAATATCTGAAGCAAACGAACGACATCGCTGTTGACTACCTCGTAGCACAAAAGCAAGCTTCGGGTTACACATGGACAGTGACAGCTGGAGATGTTTCTACACTCATCACAGGAATTTATGGTGCGGCTGAAAACATTTCAGCTTCAACCAATTTGTTCCCAACCCATTTGGTGGTGTCAGTCGATGTATGGCGCAAGCTCGGCTCACAGGTTGACGATGTAAATCGACCTGTATTTCCGGCTATCGGCGCACCTGGCCTCATTGGTCAGAACACGCTCGGTGCTGGTTCAGCGGCTTCATGGTCGGGGATGAACCCACTTGGTTTGGAAATCATCGTTGACGGAAACGCCGCAAGCGGAACAATGCTCGTGGTTCACGGCCCAGCCGTAGAATTCTATGAAGCACAGCAGGGAATGCGTAGCGTTGAAGTGCCTGACCTTTTGGCTCGCACATTCTCGTACTACGGATACTTTGCAACTTTCGTACAGGATGCACAAAACCCATCAGCTGTTGCAGGAAGCCAATTCGTTCAAGCAATCACCGTTGCTTAGTTGAAAGGCGGCCTAACCCGCCATGGCTACTTACACAGTCACACAATCACAGCTCATTGACAACTACGCCGTACTGCAATTACTGACCCCATCGGAAATTGCAGTCGGCCAGTCAATAGTTGTAAGCGGAATTTCCGCGCCATTCTCAGGCACATTTACCGTTGTTGCATTGCCTGAATATTTGTATGTTGGCACTGACAGCGAAGGCGATTTAGATTTCGACCCGTTTACGCCAATACCAAATCAGGTTTTGTTTGCTTGCACTGGAGCGAATAAACAACGCGGAGCGGCCACAGGAACAGTTACCTATGCGCCAGTTTGCACATGGATTACAGCTAACGACATTTCGGACTGGTTATATGTGGCCACAGCTACCGCGGCTGACCAATCATTTTTGACGATTTGCGCGGCCGCGGCAAACCAGTTTGCGTATCGAAGGAGACAGGAAAGCGGTTATTTTGATTCGCTTACCACTGTTCCATCGCAGGATGTAAAGCTCGGCACCGTCATGTACGGGGGCGGTTTGTATCGTCAGCGCGGTTCGGTTGACGCTTTCGCATCGTTTAACGAAATGGGAAGCCAACCACCAATGGCATTGTCGGGAATGGTCAAGCAATTGTTAGGCATAGAACGCCCACAGGTGGCCTAATGCCAACCGCCTATACCGACCTACTGAATAAAGCTTTAGACAATCTCGCCACAGCTTTAACAGCCATCACGCCGGCAATTCCTATTGTGACCGACCCGCGGAACATTCAGGGTGCTTGCGCGTTTATCAATGCCCCAACCTTTAGCACCCCGCTAATGAAAAACAAACGAATCCAGCTGAGCTTCCCAATCCAGCTTATTGTGCCAGGCCCTTTTAACCTTGACGCACAACGCAAGCTGTTAAACATGACCGCCCAGCTGTTGGGTGCAAATGTGGCAATTACGGAAGGCCGCCCAACATCCATTGAAATTGGTGGCGCGTTGTACCCTTGTTATGAAGTCATTGTCAACATGGAAGCGAGCAGTCTGTGAAATATGTAATTCAATCCGAACGACTAGGCAAAATCGGTGACAGCTTTAAGCCGGCTGAAGGGGTAAACATTGAAGCCCTTATTGACGGTGGTTTTATTGCTGTTGAGGAATCCACCGACACCCCGAAAAAAACATCTACTATTAAGAAAACACCTAAGGAGTAACCCACATGGCAACTACCACTTTCCTCTCAAATATCACCACTCTTACCGTTAACGCGGTGGATTTGTCTGACCAATGCACCGCCATTGTGTTCACGAATATGCGCGAACAGCTTGACAAATCGACGCTGAAAGACACTTCCCGCCTCTACACGGGTGGCCTCTACAACAACGAATGCACCATGACCCTTTTCCAGAGCTACGCCGCAAGCGAAACCTACGCAACGCTGGCCGCACTTGTAGGAACAGCTACCACCGTTGTTGCCACGGTCACTGAGGGTGCTGTAACGAAAACCTTTACTTTGGCAAATTGTTACCTAGAGTCCATGCCTGTCGTGAACGGCGCGCTGGGCGAGCTTTCAACAGTGGACTTGAGTTTCACTGGCGGCACCTTTACCGCCGCATAATCACGGCCTAACGGCCCGACACGAAAGGCAATGAAATGAAATTAGTTATGCAGGTCACCCCTACGCCGGGTGATGAACCAATCACGGTTACAACAAATTTGTTGTGCATCGCTGAATGGGAAAAATCAGAAAACCGCAAAGTTTCTGATGGTCGAGGCATTGGTGTTACTGACATGGTTTGGTGGGCGCATTTTCTTTTGAAAAGAGCTGGCCACAAAATTGAGTCAACGCCAAAACTTTGGTTAGACAGTCACCCTGACATGGAAATTGAAAGCGCGGATTTAACAAACCCAAACCCTACGGTCGCGGCACCTATCGAAAACAACTAGCTGAATTGCTAGTTTCAATCGGTTGGTGGCCGCATCACATAGAATTTGACACGCGCGACCTGCAAACAGTCATTAGTGTTTTGAATGAGCAGGCAAAGGAAAGGCGGCGCGGGTGAATGCCACAACTTCAATTCAGGTTTACGGCGTAAAATCCGCGTTAAAAGAGCTGAACAAAATCAACCCTAAATTGCGCCGTCAATACACAAAACGCTACAGGGACATTGTCAAGCCTGTTGTTCAGGCCGCAAAACAGGCGTTTCCTAAATCTGCACCGCTTACTGGTATGGCTCGCCCTCAAAAGCGTTTAGGTGGTTGGGATGGTGGACTAGTCGCAAAAGGTGTTGTTGCCAAAATTGATACCCGCAAAGCTCGACCAAATACCGAAACCGTTGGCGCATTCTTTATCGTGCAAAAAACTGGTTGGGGGTCAATTTACGACATAGCTGGCCGAACCAATAGCGGTTCGCAATTTGTGCAAAACCTTGTAAGCAAAGGTCACGGCAACGCATCGCGCGCAATGTGGCCGGCTTATGAAAGCAACGCGGCCGAAATCCAGCTGGCGGTGTATGACCTAGTTGGCGATGTAATGAACGATGTGAACAGGAATTTGGTGGTTAACAGTGGCAATTAGAATTCCAATTATCTCGGAATTTAATCCGAAAGGCGTGGCGGCCGCTAAGGCAGAATTTGCGTCACTTCAGACCACAGGGTCTAAAGCGATGTTCCTATTTCAAAAGGCGGTGCTACCAGCCGCGGCGGCTATTGGCACTTTTACTTCCGTTATTTCGCCAGCTATTCGAGCGGCTTCAGATTTTCAAGAGGCAACATCCAAAGTAAATGTTGTTTTTGGTAGAGCTTCAAAAAGCATTAAAGATTTTGCTGACGGTGCCGCGCGAAATCTCGGTCAATCCAAACAGTCTGTGCTTGATGCGGCTGGAACATTCGGTACTTTTGGTAAGGCCGCAGGATTAGCTGGCGAGGATTTAGCGGGTTTCACCACCGATTTCGTGACCCTGTCCACTGACCTAGCCTCATTCAATAACACAAGCCCTGAGGAAGCTGTGCTGGCAATTGGTGCGGCTTTGCGCGGTGAGTCCGAACCTTTGCGCCGGTATGGCGTTTTGCTTAATGATGCTGTCCTAAAACAGGAAGCAATGACGCTGGGCATTTATGACGGGAAAGGCGCGCTTACAGCTCAACAAAAAGTGTTGGCCGCGCAGGCCGCAATTTACAAGCAAACCAATGACGCGCAAGGTGACTTCATGCGAACCAGCGATGGTTTGGCAAATAGTCAGCGAACCCTTAAAGCCGTGTTTGAGGATGCCAAAGTCGCGCTTGGTCAAGCATTCTTAAAGCAAGCCGAAACAGCTACACAAAACATTTTGTTCCTGTCGCAAGCATTGGAAAAAATCCCTACGCCAACGGGTCAAGCGAACACCAAATTAAAAGAAACCACAGGGTTACTTAAAGCAATGCAAAACCCGCTTTCGAATGCTTGGTATTGGCTGACTAAAACCCGTGAAGCTTTCGAAGGCACTAAGGGTGCAACAGGTGCTTACAATGAGGATTTAAGGCGAAGCGCACAACAAACAATGCGAATGGCTGATGAAGCCGGCATTTTCAATAAGAAATTTAAGGAAACTGAGGACACTGTTGGCGGTGCTAAAAAAGAGGTTGAGTCCTACGCGAAAGCCTTGAAGGATGGTTTAGGCAACGCTCTAGACGATGCTAAGGATGCGTTAGACGATGCCAAAAACGCATTTAATGATTTTGCCACAAGTGTCGCTGAGGGCATCAAATCAGCGTTTAGTTTTGCTGATGCACAAACAGCTGGCGAGGAAACAGGCGCAGGTTTCCTAGATGGCTTGCGTAGTCAAGTAGCTGGGGTGGTCGATTATGCGCGGAAAATTCAAGAGCTGTTAGACAAAAACCTGAGCCGTGAAGCTTTGGCGAAAGTGCTTGAAGCTGGAGCTGAAGCCGGAACAGCAATAGCTGACCAGCTCATAGCTGGCGGGCAAACCGCGATTGACGAAACCAACGCGCTAGTTAATTCAGCTAATGCCGCGGCTGAAAAGGTTGGCATGGGTGCGGCCGCTAAGTGGTATCAGGGCGGTATTGATACGGCTCAAAAAATGGTTGACGGTATTCAAATCCAGCTGGACAAACTCACGCCAAAGCTAATGGCAAAAATGGATGCGCTGGCCGCAAAAATGAAACGCACTGTTGACATTGATGTGCGCGTAACCGAAACGGTTAACCGCGTTATTGCAACTATTGCTGGGGGTGGAATACCAAAGATGGCTGAGGGTGGCATAGTCTCGCGGCCAACATTGGCTTTAATCGGCGAGGCCGGGCCTGAGGCCGTAGTGCCATTGTCAAAAATGGGAAGCGGTGGCGGGGATGTAAATATCAATGTCACTGGCGGTTTGGCAACTAGTGCAGAAATCGGTCAATCAGTAGTTAACGCATTGCGCGCCTATTCCCGTTCGGCTGGGCCGTTGGCCTTGAACATTGCCTGATGGCTGGTTTTCCTGTTGTCAATGCGGGTAACTATGACCTGCAAATAGACGCTGGATTTGTTGTTGACGCGTTTACCTTGGATAGCGCGGTAAAAGGCGTTTTAGATAACGCTGACTATGTGCTAACAGGGACAACCCAATTTGCTTCAGTGCTTGAATCAACACAGTCAATAGTTGTAAAACGCGGCCGGCGCGACATTGGTGACACATTCAGCGCGGGAACAATGTCATTTGAAATTTTGGATGTTTCAGGGATTTTTAATCCGTTTGATGAGCTTTCGCCATTTTACGATGTAAACCAAAATGTTCCTGGCCTTGCGCCAATGCGTGAAGTAAAGCTAATTCGATACGACAACGCAGATAACCCTGAATTTATTTTTCGTGGATATGTCATCAATTATGACTACAACTTCGCGCTCGGGGGATTAGACAGTGTCACCGTATTTTGTGCTGACCAATTCTATTTGTTGTCGCAAACATACATGGATGAATTTAACCCATCAGCTGAATTGTCAGGTGCGCGAATCAACACCGTTTTGAGCTTGCCTGAAGTTGATTTCCCTACCGGCGCAAGCCGTGACATTGCCACAGGAACGGTAAACCTCGGTCATGATGCTTCATATAATGTTTCGGCCGGCACAAATGTTTTAACCTATGTTTCGCAGATAAACGACACAGCGGAATTTGGGCGCGTGTTTATGTCGCGTGACGGAGTTTTCACATTTCAGGAACGCATTGGGAATACCTTGTCAGCTCCAGTGGCCGATTTTCATGATGACGGAACAGAAATTCCATACTTTGGTTTAGGTATTTCATTTGAAGCTGATGCGGTAATCAATCGAAGCGTAATTACTGGGCTTAATGGAAACACAGCTACGGTAGAAAACGCCACATCAATTGCTACCTACTTCATCCAAACATCCAGCATTACCAACAGTTTGTTACATGAACAGGGAAGCATTGACACAGCCGCAAGCTACCTTTTGAACCCTGACCCTGAAGCCCGATTCACCTCAGTGGAAACCGCTTTCATGGCTCTCACCACAGCTCAGCGCGACACCGTGGCAATTATTGACATTGGGCAAACAGTCAGTATTGAAAAGACATTTCCGAGCGGTACTGGCACAACACAGCTGGCACAGGAACTATCTGTTGAAGGAATTGAGCATTACCTAGACATAAGCTCAGGCCATAGGGTTTTAATTAGTACCGCGCCAACAACAGTGGTTTATGAACTAATTTTGGATAATGCAACATATGGCACAATTGATGCCTTAAATGTTTTAGGATAAGGAGCAATTATGGGAGCAAACGCAGTTACAACAGTGCCTGTTTATGTGGCCGGCGAAATTCTGACCGCGGCCGATTTGAACATCACCAACTCAGGTGTGCCGGTATTTGCCAGCACCACTACGCGCGATGCCGCATTCGGTGGCGCGGGTGAAAAGACACTGGCACAAGGTCAATTTTGTTATCTTGAAAGCACAGGAAAACTACAGGTTTACACAGGAAGCGCATGGTCAAATGTGGGTAGTCAAACAAATGTTGCATCGTTTACGGCTAGCGGTACTTGGATAGTGCCTGCAGGCGTAACTTACGCAATCGCAAACATTAGAGCTGGTGGCGGTGGTGCTGGCGAAGCAAGCTCGGGTGCTGGTGGCACTTCATCGGTGGCTTTTGCTGGTGGCACAGTTTCCGCTACTGGTGGTGGCGCATGGAATTCGGGTTTTAATTTGTCAGCTGTTGCAGTTGCTGGCCCTGCAAACTCGGGTAGCGGTGCTTCATATCAAGCGTCATTGTCTGGCGGTTTTTACACTTCATCAACTAGAGGCGCACAAAACGGCGCTGAAATTGTTTCAGGCGGTGCAGTAACCGCAGGAGCATCAATCACTGTCACAGTTGGTTCAGGCGGTACAGCAGGAACATCAGGGGCGGCGGGCGGTACGGGCTATGTATTTATCACCTATGAGGTCTAAGGAATCATGTCAACTTACGCACAAATAGAAAACAACATCGTTATTAATACGGTTGTCGCTGACGCTGAATGGATAGCTGAACAGCCTGGCGAATGGATTGAATACACGGATGCCAACCCTTGCGGTA